ACTGAGAGCGCAACTTCAGGTGTTGGTTCAGTTGCTGGTTTTGTTACTTACTTCGTTACTGACTATTTGTTCGGTCAACAGAACGTCTAATAGGGGGTCATTATGACCATGCAAACAGACGTTAAGTCGTACCACAACACAGTATCTGGTGTTGCATATAACGGGCGTACACGTTTAAAAGGGATAGTAATGTCCCCTTCTACGTCCGTTACTTTTAACACCGCATTTTGTGACAACATAAGCCAGACTGGTACATACAACGTGCCTGGCAATGCTGTTTGTACAGTAACAATTAGCAACCACGGGTTGTCAAACGGGAATAGAGTTTATCTAGATTTTACTTCCGGTACGTCGCAGAATAATCCGTATACAGTCTCGAATGTAACAACAAGCACTTTTACTGTGACGGTAGCTTCAGCTACTACAAACGGTAGTGTGACAATGTATCCATCAATATTGGCTGAGTTTGATTGTTCTAGCGGAACGGCATATTACACATTTATTCCGGGCGAAGGCATTTTGGCTCCTAACGGTATCTATGTTGGTATTCCTAACGCGTCTATTACAACTACTATTTTTTACGGGTGATATTTTGCCATGATGCAATATGACGTAAAGTCCTACCATGCCAGAGCATCTGGCAATGTTGTGACTTACGCCGTTCGCTTAAAAGGCGTGACGGTGACGTCTGCTACTGTATCTGCAAGAAACATGGCTGTTACTGATCCGTCAGCGAAACTTAGCGGCACCTATAGCCAATCCTCTACAACCATTACAGTTACAAGTGCAGCACATGGTTTAGTTGATGGTCAGCGAGTGTTTTTGGATATTACCTCTGGTACAGCTAGAGATGGCGTGTATGCAATCACGTACATTAACGCAAATAGTTTTAGTGTGACTTCTGCTGCGCCAGCAACAACTTCTGGTAATGTCAGTATTTACACTAACATTTATGTTGAGTTGGATACATTCAATACAATTGGGTTACCTGTGAAGATACCTAACGAGGGCATTTATTGCTCCAACGGTATTTTTGTGGGTGTTGGTTCAAGCGTGACAGCAACGGTACTTTATGGCTAAGACTCCAGCATGGCAGCGCAAGGAAGGAAAAGCTCCCTCGGGCGGATTAAACGCCAAAGGACGGGCGTCCTACAACGCAGCCAATCCGAAGAAGCCAGGCTTGAAAGCCCCTCAGCCAGAAGGTGGCTCACGGAAGAAGTCATTCTGTGCGCGGATGGAGGGGATGAAGAGCAAGTTGACTTCACCAAAGACAGCAAAAGATCCAGATAGTCGCATTAACAAGTCCTTAAGGAAGTGGAAATGCTAGACATCAACGGGCTATGGATGACTGTATTGAGTCTATTCACGGCTCTTTTTGCTTATGTAGCGCATGAAAAGTTTACTGAACTAGCGCGTATTACGATCTTGTTGAACAAGACTCGTGAGGAGATTGCCCGTGATAACGTCACTAATGCAGAGGTTGAACGGATTACTGACCACATTGATCAACGCTTTGACAAGCTTGAAGCTCGCATTGATCAGCTTATTGCCCAAAAAGGATAAGTCATGAAACGCAAAGTTAAAAAATACGCAGGTGGAACGCTTGTAGATAGCTCAGGTAACCCAGTTCGCTCTGGTTCTGGCGAGCCAGTTCGCACACGTTTTGGCAAAGATGATGAAGATCGTCCGAAGTCTAGCGGCGTAGAAGATTATGCTTCTATGGGCAAACGTGCTGGTGCGACATCTCCATTCTCCGGCCCGAAAGAATATATTTCTGAGTCAATTTCAGAAGATGTTGTGAAAGAACCGATGGCGGATACGGAAGAACCGCGTCGTAAAATTTCAGACTATATCTCCAACAAAAGCACATCTAGTGCATCAGAAGATGAGAAGCCTGCGGTAAAGAAAAAAGTAATAAAGAAGGTGGCTGCAAAGACATCATCGCAATCATTTCCAACTCGTGATGATGATCGCGGGAGTCAAGCTTTCCCAATTCGCGGTGATGATAAAAAAGTTCCTCCTCTTCGCAAGATTGGTGAAGCAATTATGGGGACTATGGAAAACAGACCTTTCCGCTCATCTATGTACGACAAGATGAAAGGCCGCAAGGATGGTGGCTCTGTAAAGATGGCATCCGGTGGAAAAGTTTCCAGCGCATCTAGCCGTGGTGACGGTATAGCCCAGCGTGGTAAAACGAAAGGCAGGATGTGCTAATGGCTGACGAAAAAGAAAAACCAAGTGTTGCAAAAAGGGTTGCTTCTACGGCGGCAAAAGCTGTTGGTAAGGGATTGGAAAAAATTCCAGAATTTAACGAATACTTAGACAAAAAGTACGGTGAAAACGTACCTGAAGGTAAAGTATCTGATTCAGTAAGAAAAACTTTGTTTGGAGATAATCCAAAAAAATCTACTGAGTATGCTAAAAAAACGACAGAAGCTATGGGGAAAGACTCGTATTTTAAAAAAGGCGGTAAGGTAAAAAAATACGCAGACGGCGGAATGACACAGCAGCCTACTTATCCTTTCTATGGCAATCAGCCTCAAGCTGGCGGTCAGAATGGCGGCACGAATCAGACATTCAACATGCAGCCACAGGCTAACGCAGCGCCTAATCCGCAGCAACAGCCTATGCAGCAAACATTTAAGAGTGGTGGAAAAGTTTCCAGTGCTTCTAAACGTGCGGATGGCTGTGCTATCAGGGGCAAGACTCGTGCCTAGCGTATCTAAAAAGCAGGAAAGGTTTATGCAGGCGGTAGCTCACAACCCTGCGTTTGCCAAAAAGGCCGGTGTGCCGCAGAGTGTGGGTAAGGAATTTACTAAATCAGGAGGCGGTATGGCTGAGTCAAAGAAGATGGTTAAGAAAGAAGTGTCGTTCATGAAGTCTAAAGGCGCTCCTAAGTCCATGATCAAACATGAGATGTCTGAAGCTGGCATGAAAAAGGGCGGCATGACGAAAAAAATGGCTGGCGGCGGTATGCCGATGGTCATGAAAGATGGCGAAAAAGTTCCAGCTTTTGCTGCTGATGGCAATGGCAAAATGAAACATGGTGGCATGGCTATGAAAAAGATGGCTAATGGCGGCATGACATCAATGGGCAAAGTAAAGACTGCCGCTCCTAGCCGTGATGGTGTTGCTGAAAAAGGCAAAACTAAGGGCACGATGGTTAAGATGGCTGGCTCTACCGGCATGAAAAATGGCGGCATGTCTAAGATGAAAAAAGGCGGATACTGCTAATGAGACCTTCACGCGGCATGGGCGACATAGCCCCTTCTAAGATGCCCAAGGGCGCTAAGAAAGCCCGTCGTGATAATACTAACTTTACTGCATACGCTAAAGGCGGATCTGTACGGTTAGGAAAGCCATCAGTAGAAGAGGCTGTAAAGAAAGCCGCTAGAATCGCTAAACGCAATGCTTTTAGTTCCTCCGAAAAACTTCGCAAGAGAGGTTATCGTGGCTAGTAAAAAAGATGCGTCAGTAAAGAAGCTTGCTGGTGGTGGTTTGTATGCCAACATCGCCGCAAAGAAAAAACGTATAGCTTCTGGATCTGGTGAAAAAATGCGCAGCGTTGGAGCTAAGGGCGCGCCTAAGAAGAGTGATTTTGCCAAGGCAGCTAAAACAGCTACCTATAAAGAAGGCGGAGAAACAAAATCTAAGGTAAACGCTGCTGGTAATTACACTAAGCCTGAATTGCGTAAGCGCATTTTTAACCAAGTAAAAGCAGCGGCAACTCACGGTACTGAAGCGGGACAGTGGTCAGCTCGTAAGGCCCAGCTTGTGGCTCAGAAGTACAAGGCAGCAGGTGGGGGATATAAAGATTGAAAGCGCCACAGCAAAGCTTAAAGTCGTGGGGGGATCAGAAATGGCGAACCAAAAGCGGAAAACCGTCGTCAAAGACAGGAGAGCGGTATCTCCCGGAAAAGGCGATCAAGGCACTAAGCCCAGCAGAGTATGCCGCCACGACGAAGGCAAAGCGGGTAGGAAAAGCAGCAGGTAAACAGTTTGTAGCTCAACCCAAAGGCATTGCAAAGAAAACAGCAGGGTTTAGATAATGGCATTTACAACGAGTACCACAGCGTTTAATCCTACCCTTAACGATATAGTTGAGGAGGCGTTCGAGCGCAATGGATTAGAGCTGCGTACTGGCTACGACTTCCGTACAGCGCGGCGCAGTCTTAACTTGTTGCTGACAGAGTGGGCTAATCGCGGTATCAACTTATGGACGATTGAGCAGGGAACAATTCCGTTAATACAGGGTCAATATATTTATGACCTTCCTAACGATACTGTTGACCTTATTGAACATGTTATTCGTACTTACCCAGATAGCACAGCAAACCAGACTGACATTAATATAAACCGTATTAGTGTTTCTACCTACTCCACTATTCCAAACAAACTAACGCAAGGACGCCCAATTCAAGTATGGATCAACCGGCGTTCGGGGCAGACATCAGACGCAGTTGGTGCAACAGCAAAAGTGCCACAGATATATTTATGGCCTAGTCCAGATCAAGGAACAGTAACAGCTCCATTCTATTATTTTGTTTACTATCGCCTGCGCCGTATGGTGGATGCTGGTAACGGTGTGAATGTGGAAGAAATTCCATTTCGTTTCCAAGAATGTTTAATCTGCGGCCTAGCGTACAGGTTGGCTATGAAGCTGCCAGGTGGGTTAGAGCGCATACAGTTGC